ACGTGTACGCGGTGCGCGGTCCATAGCCTGGCCTTGCTCGATGAGACCATGCGTCAGCGCAATGTTCTGCAGAGCCGTTTCGCGCACGTCGATGCCGTATTTCTGCATAGGCTCAGATGAGCCAGCCAATGCGCTGTTGATGTCGAGGATTACTTGGGCGTCTGCTTGATTGAAGAAACTGCCGAGGTCGGCGCCGGCCTGGGCCACCTGAACAGCGTAAGCAGCCGCCTGCTCCTGACCAAAACCCATCGCCTTGGTCATGGCAATGGTGGTGGAGACGCTTTGGGCCATTTCGTTGCGACTGCGGTTGGTGGCGGTCGCAATTTCATCTATGCTGGCGGCAAATCCCGATGTGGCTGCGCCGAGGGATGTGGCGATGAGGGAGTTGGCCTCTTGGGCATCGATGCCCATCCCGATGATGGCTGTGCCGTACTCCTTAACGGCATTAATGCCACCCTGGATGATTTTGACCGTCGCACCAATGGCCAGGCCAGCGAGCGCCAGTTTGCCGAGGCTGGACACGGCCGACTGGACAGTGTTTTGCAGGCCAGAGCCGTCCAGGACGATTTTTCCGTAGGCCGATCCGACATCCACGCTCATCTAATTGCTACCTCATCAGTGCCAGCCAGTCGCTGCGCGTGGCCTGCCGCTTGCCGCCAGATGGCTGTTTTGGTTTGGCCTTATTCACGGCCGTAGAAGCTGACGGGCGTTCCTGATAGGCACGTTCTTCGGCGCGGTTCCCTACTACACGGACATAAACGTCAAAGTTGAGCGCGGCCAGAGGGTCTTGTATCCCGATCAGACTACTTGGCCTTTGGCCGTACGCGCTTCCCACGTGGTGCAGCAGCTCCAGCTGATCCCGGTTGTTGGCCACGAAAGGGCTTGAGCGCATCAGTCGCGCTCAGGGTTTGCTGCATGACGTAAAGCTTGTCGGTCATCTCGTCGTCAAATTCAGCCAGAGCCAGCGTGTTGTTGGCCAGGTCCGTTGTTGCGCCAATGCGAGGCGATACCATGGAGGCCACAAACACGGCGTCGATGAGGCCCATGTACTGGCCCAGGTTTTTAACAACCTCGGCTTCGTCGATTGCGACCGTGCCCTTTTTTGTCAGGTCCGTGATCAGCGTCAGGGGAATGTGGCCATTTAGCGCCAGGCTTTCGACAGACACCGACTTCCGGCGCTTGATAGCCAGACCAGATGGCAGCTTGTCGTCTACCACCTGGTCGGCTTTTCTTTTCAACCACTCTTCCGGCGTAACGGCCGTTACCACCACGCCTTCTTCACTGTTTCCCTTCCCACTCATTAACTAAGTCCCCCTTAAGAAGCTGGTACAGATGCAGCGGTTTCGTGCTGGACGGTCTTGGCAACGCCATTGGTGCCGTCGTCAAAGCACTCGGCCTCAAATTCGTTCATGCGGAAGTTGCCATTTTCAAGCTTCATGAAGCCGGGCATACCGGAGAGCTTGACCTTGTAGCACAAGAGATGCAGGTCACCAGACCCCTCATCCATAGCCTGCGCGTAAAACTTGAAGTACGGCAGGCGCTGACCAGCGTTAAGCTGCATGGTGGTGACCTCGTTGGGGGTAGAGCCTGTCGTGGTGGGGGTAATGCCCATCATAATGGCCAAAGCCGCTGCGGAATACTGGCCAGCGCTGAATTTCAGCTGGCCCCCGACGATGTAAAAGACAGACCCCTTGTTGGCATCATCGCCTTTGAGAATGCCGCCTTCCAATTCGGGGACAAATTCGGCCGTTACGGCCGCGCCCAGGTCCTCCTGAACCGAGCCGCCGATGTTAGTGACCTTTATGTCCCTGCACCCGAATACAATGTTGCCGTAGGTTGGACTAGCCATTTGTTGCCTCCATCATTTTGGTTGCTTGTTCAAACCAGCTTTCGATGAGCTGGCGACTGGCACCTGTGTTGGCGGAGACAAATTCAAGCCCCGCTTCAACCAGTTGACCGACTGTATGAATGTTCAGCCCAGCCAGCTCCGCTGCACGGTCTTTGCTCAGGCCAGAGATGACGGCCACCTGTCGGTCAGGTGCAGGTATCTCGTCATCAAGAATTTGGAATTGCTGATAGGGATAATTGCGCAGGGTTTCCAGGAACGCGGGATCGGTAATGGTAACCGTCCAGTTGTTTGCCCGGTTCCAGACTCGGCCATCCAACTCGCGCTCGCCCTCGTGACCCACAAACTTCACGCGGATACTGAGTTTTGCGGATTTCATGATTCGGGCACCTCGATAAAGGCAATGGTCGTGTTGGTTGTGGCGTCGTAATTGACGTAGACCGTGCCATCAGCCTGGATGTAATCCGGTGTAAATCCACCGATATACCGCTCTGAGTTCCCCGGCACGGTCACGCTTTTGGGTGCAATTGTTTGGCCGTCCACGTGAGGGCCGAACGGGATAGTGATGACACGTGCGCCGGTGCCCTGTTTGACATGCAGCACAGTGGCGCGTCCAGGCTTAAACGCATGACCATCCACATTTGCGTTTCTGTAGGTAGCTGCCATGCCTGCCCGGCTGGTCCTTTCGATATCTACGGTTATTCTTGCCATTAGCCGATGTACCTCACGATCTCGAACCGGAGCACGTGCATAGAGGCGTCCAGTGTGGCATCTCGCCGCTCGTTCACGCTGTTTACCCAGCGCATTTCCCAAACCTTATCGGCTGGGTCACCCACCTTCTGGCGGTGGAACTTGGTGCGGGTGTAGTCTCTGGCCGCGTCAATGACGGCGTAGCCGGTTCTTTGATAAAAGAAAACTGTGCAATTAAGGCGACCGGCAAACTCGTCCGGTCCAGATGCAAACTCGCCAGGTGTTGTCACCAGCGCACAGGGCAGCAGTTCGTCATTGGCGTCAAAAGCCGCTGGCGTCAGCTGTCGGCTGATCTCGTTGGTGGCGTGGATGCCGCCGGTGAGGATGGCGCTCAACGTGCTGTCTGCCTGCATGGCTGCCTGGATCACTGTTCGCATGTAGGGATGTTAGGTGAGGTCCGCCAACGGGTTGTTGGCACAAGAAGGGGATTTTGAGGTTATACGGCCGTTACGAAGATTTCAGAGATTCGATCAGCCCAATTGCTCCAGACAGCTCGTAGGAAACTCGCTTTAGTTGCTCTAGGGTATAGTCGTCAATTGGGGATTTGCGGGCTAACAAATGGGCCTTCAAACGAAGGGGGGCCTGAAACTCGTTGCCAAGCGTGTCTCCAATGATGGTATACACCTCCTCCATCTGGATAAACCAATCCTGGCGGCGAAGGTCGCTCTCAGCTTGTGCAGCACAAAAGCGCAAAGAATGCTCCAATTTGGACACCTCAAGGCGAGCGCTGCGCACCACCTCGTCATTGGCCAGTTCGATCAATTTTGTTAAATCAACTTCCTCACCAGCGTAACGCCAGACAGCCTGGGAAAAATCCGGCACATCATCGGCTGTGCGTTTGGCAATATTGGCAACAAACTCTATAGGAAGGCCGTGGCATTTTCGTTGTTTGGCAGCTCTAATCTGCTTGAGAACACCGGCCTTATTCATCTCTATAAGCCCCCACCCTTCTGGAAGCTCGTCAACGAAAATGACGCCCCCTGGAGCAACGAAATAGGCCTCGTTCGAGTGGAGATAAGCAAACTCGCGCTTGATAGGTTTTTTCAGCTCCCGCAAGAAATCCGCTCTCGTTACTTTCACCTCATAGACGATGCAGTAACCAAGTGGGGTGCTGCCGCAGCCGGTAGCAATGGCAAAAAAGTCGATTCGCTGTCGGTTTGGTGCTGCTAACTCAGCAAACGACGCCCATTTGTCGGCGTGACGAGTACAAAGCAATCGTATTATCTTCTGCGATACCTGCTTATTGTCCAAGAGCTATCTTCCAGAAAATGTTGCCTAAACTGTAATGGTCTGAGAAGGACCAGTAGGCCATCGAAAGCGCCACGCCATTGGTAACAAGGCTGGCAGAAACATCGCCACCAATCAAGGTTTCATAAGAATCCATTGCAGGCCACGAGGAGGAGCCAGTCATCCAGCCCCGCAACTTGTCTACAAACTCGTCGCTGTCCATAAGTACGGCCGTAGCAAAACAAAGGCAATTTGGATGCAAGGGCAGAATAATTTCACCAAGCGGGTACACACCATCACCATCCTCTCCGCCTTCGGCCACATCGTCGCACTCGTCGTAGCCAGCGTGGGCGGGGCTAAGATTTATCTTCTCCTTCTCTACCCACGGCATATTTTCAAACTGCTGTCGCGTTGCCATATGATGAATAGCCTGTATCTCGGTCCGGGCCAGGCGCAGCGCGTTGTAGCTCACCCCTTGCCCGGCGCAATCTTTGCCGGTCACCAGGCCAAGGCGATTCTTGCGAGCGATGTCACTCTTGGTGAGGGTGTACAGGCGCTCCTCTGTCCAGCGAGGGCAACCCTGGTTGGCCCCCAGATACTGCTCCAGCATTTCGGCCGTATCCCAGGCGCTCTTCCCCTCAGAGATAGCCAGAGAGATAACCCGGTCTATGCCCTGACGTGATGTCTGGTCCATTCGCCAAATTCGATTGCTGAGCTGCAGGCCGTCGCCGTCAACTCTGCGC